GCCACATTTGGTTAAATGTTAATTTGTGTTCGCTATTCTTTTGTTAAAACTAAGCCAATAATTTATATAGTCAAGTATTTTTCTGCTATTAGTTATTATTTAACTACTTTTCACTTCTTAATTACTTTTCTTGTCAATAGTGAGTATCAGGTTTGTTCATCTGCTTGTATTCAACTTACTCTAGTTATCATCTGATTACACATAAATCTCATACCATTAGTGAATGCAAATGACACTAAGTCCCCTGTAGTATCTAAAGCTGTGTTTATCATATCTTTCCCTACTGTATCAAGCCATTCTGCAAGGTCTTTTTTATATATATTTGGCATTTGTTTTATGTCTGATAGTAGATTATCATTTTTATCAATAACTACTAATCATCACATAGCTCATTTATAGAGGGAGTTCAGCTCATCATATTTGAGGAGCTTTTCATTCACTCATTCCAGTTGGAGCTGGAGTTGGTCATTCTGCTGTTGGAGTTGTTGTTTGGTTAACATTTTCTTGAGTACCAAGTAAAGCCTGTTGGTCAGTTATCATTGATTGTATTTCTTCTATTTCTGCTAGGTTTTCTTTCTTAATAACATCCTTCTTTGTATCAGCTGTAAGTCTTGTATCATCATATCAGTATGCTTGTCTAATCTTATCAACTACTTGGTCTAATGGGAATGCTTGTGTTACTGCTTCTGGTCAATAGATATTAGCTAATAGTTGCATATTTTGTGCCATTTCTGGTATCTTGTTCTTTTCGATAGTCTGCATAACACTATTATTTGTCGCTGGTGTTGTTATGTTTACTTGCATACCTCAAGCCATTACTTCTGGTCTGAGTTCTAAGTATCAATAACTTCACATATCTCTTTTTATAATAGTTGTCCCATTCTTCTTGATTATAGTCACATCTCTTACTTGAATAGTTGGATAAGATGATGTCTTACTTACTTCTTGTCATTCAGGACTTTTAACTTTAGTAGTAGTTTGAAGTAATACTGGTGCAAACTGTGCTATATTGTTTAGCATTGCAGTCAATACTCTATCTAATGACTGTTGCATAAGTTCATCTACTGCTTTATATCTAATAGCCTTGTTTTGTTCTCTAATTTCTGTTTGTCATAGTGTAGCATCATCATTTTCAAATGGTGCTTTTACATCTATACCTGTAGCATCTCTAATCTCCTGATCCATTATAGTCATCATACTTATTTGCCCTGATATGTCTGTTCTAGTATCAATATCTCTCATATCAGCAACACTATTAGTTAGTCTAGCGATACCTATTCAACCAGATGGTACAAAAAAGTTTCAGTCTACTGCTTCTCATCAATTCCCTAGTGCTATCATCTTACCACTAGATAGTCTTGAACTTCTTAATGCTGATTGAGCTATATTATTCTTGTATGCTTTCCACAATCTAACTCTTTGACAAATACCAATACCATATAAACATCATGAATTAGGATAGTGTTGACACATATCAAATGGGAGTTCTCCATTCTCGTATACAATCTTACCTTCATATAATACTTCTTTTCTATTTATAACTATAATATAGTCTTTAGTTGTTTTGTTGTAGTAGTGATATAATACCATCATTCCTTTTGGTGAAGGTATTCAGTAAGCTGGACTATCTTCTCACATAGGAGCTGATTTTAATGCGTCTTTGTTTACTTGTTTAACATCTCAATACTTAGCTTGTGCTTGTGATGGACTTAATGTTTCAATAAGAATACAATCTTCAGCTTTCTTGAAATTGTTTTGCCACATAACTCTATCATCTACGAGGAATGATCTAATAGGTACATTCTGTGGAGAGAATTCTCGTATTTCTTTTCTTACTTCATTGAACTTATCATTAAAGAATCAGTTCCCTATTTGTGCTTCTATATCATCTTTAGCATATTCTTGTACATATTCTACACCAAATCTTAGCCCTGTAAACCAAATACCTGTACCATACTTAGATTTATCTGCTTTGAATGTTCTATATTCATCATAAAAATTCTCCTTATCAATAAATCATTGGAGTATATATTTGCTTGCCTCTAGGTTTTGTGTATTAACTCTATATCAAGCTGGTTTAACATCAAATACTAAGTCAGCACTAGTTCTCCCTAGCTCTACATCTTGTAGTTGTTGTTCTATATTGATATTAACAATAAGTTCTCATGTAATAGGGTCTTCAAAAGTGTTAGCATTGAATTGTATATCACATACATCCCAATCTGCTTCAAAATTACTTCTCTCAGAGTCCATTTTATCATATCTACTCAATACTGTTTGTAGTGGTCAAGAAAGTCACTCGTATTGATTGAATACTTGTTTCAACTTTTTAGTGTTTTGCATACTATATATGATAAACGCCACATTTTATGTGTTATAGTAGCAGTGATATTTATATAGTCAAGTATTTTTCTATTGTTCCATAAACCCTTTCTTTTCTTCTTCCATTAACTTTCTCTTATAGTTTGGGTCAAACTTATTGTCTAATAGGAAAGCAACGTGTTCTTTAGTAGCTTTGTCTGTCTTGTATTTGTATCAAGGTATATGTTTAGTAATATCTATGTAGAATCTTGTTAGTTCCATAGTATCTAATGGGTCTGATATATTATTCTCATCAGCTACCATATGTTCTAGTATTTCTTTATTCCGTCTAACACCATTAAATAATAGATACTTTCATATGATTTTATTACTAGAAGGCTCTCGTCCTTTAGCTCTCATATTCTTGTAAACATATTTAACTAATCATTTTACTGTTTTGATATTCATAGTATATTTTATAGATAAATTATGTATTCCCTATTACTCTATATCCTTGTGGTCTTGGTCTTCATGTATATTGTTTTTGTATTGGTAATCATGTTATACTACTATATTGTGTCGGTTGTTCTGGTTTCTTAATCTCTACAGCTCAACGCTTTCTAAATACCTCAATCATTTGACTTAAACAGTCTGGGTGGTCATCATGGTCACCATTAGGGAATTGTAATAGTTGTGATTCCATTCTACTTATAAAGTCTGGTTGTGATATGTTTCTATTGAACTTGATACCCTTCTGACTCATAACTGGCTCTAGGTTGTCTTGTATTCTTTGCTCTTTCTTTTTCTTAGATGAATATAGATATACTGGCACATTGATTTGGAACTTTAATAGCTCTGCCTTGAGTAGTCTAATAAACTCTGTTTGGTCTTTGTTAATGTCTGCTTCTTCAACTGATATAAAGTCAACTATAAATCAGTTAGCAACCATATTATTATACATAACTATGACAGCATTGATTGTCTTACTACTTGCTGCTATTGCTGAGTATCAATCTATCACATAATATCATTTACTTATCTTGTGTTCAGATCAACCTATAACTACTGCATCATCACTATCTTTATTTGTAGAGAATGCTGGATCAATAAATATAGCACATCTTAAATCATTCTTCTTTAATATACTATCTACTTGTTCAAAGTGTGATAATAGGAAGTAATCGAAATAATCTCTAATAAATATACCACTTCAACTAGTAGCTGGTTTAAGTAAGTAGTTTTGTCAGAATGCTATCTTCCCATCTTCTTTTAGTTTAGCTATAACTTCTTCAGTAAACTCCTCTGGTCGATAGTTATATCATCTATCATCTATAAGTGGTTGCCAGAATACATCCCAATCATTGCTGTCCTTGTATAGTCTTCTTAATCTAGGTATTGTTCAATCCTCTAATATAGTGTTTCAAAGTATTATTCTTTTGTTATGAAGTGGGTCTAACGCACCAAACACCTCTCAGAGTATTTTTCTTTCATTCTGCTCAATAATCTTACCATTCATAACCGATTTAAGCACATCTATATCATCCATAACTAACAAATCTGGTCTTTCTGTTTGTTCTCATTCCTGATCGTATGTATTTAATCATCTTGTACTTTGTGATATTGATTTACTTTGTATCTTAATCTTGTTAGAAGTGTTGAAGTTCCCTTGTGTCTTCTTGGCAAAATCCTCTTGTTTGCTATTAGTAGGGAATAAGCTTCAGTAATCATCAACTATACTCTTTTTGAATAGCATTTTGGCAATATCTGTGACATTATTCACACTATCAGTATCTTCGTACGACATCCAGACTATATAGTTGTACTTCTTATAGCATATGCACCATATAAGGAACTGTTTTACTAGTGTTGTCTTTCTACTAGCTCTAAATCATTCTATGAATGTATTTTTATCAGATGCTAAACTATTCATCCAATCTATATGGAATGGTTTATATGGTCGTCAAAAGTGATAAGCATGAAATAATGAGAAGTCTTTCTCAAATACACTTAATCTTACTTCCTTATCTTCTAATCGCTCATAGATCTGTTTATTCATTACCTGAAAGATAAGATAAAATACTATCTATCGCCTTTAGTTGCTTTTCATCTAAGTGTCTTCTCTCTCATCAGTCAGGATTAGTAACATCTCATCTGAACTTAGTATATCTTGCTGTACCTTCAGACATAATCTGTACTATCTCTTGTGTCTTTAATTTACCAGCTTCTTCTTGTAATCTTCTTTGAAGTTCATTTTGTCATAGTATTACATTCTCTAGGTCTGTTTCAGTAATTGCCACTATACGTGCGTCTTTTTCCGACTTAGGAAACTGTCTTACGTGTTCTCACACAGTACTTTTACCTAGTCACGTTTCTTTTGCTATTTCCATATAAGTAGCTAAAGGTTTTTCTAATATAACTTTAGCTATCTTTCATTGGTTCTTCTTTGCATCTACTCTTGTTTTAGCCATTAGTTATTTGTTATAGCCACTATTTACTCTCATTGATGGTTTTGTGAATGCTTCTTGTATATCCATATAGAGTATATTGATCCTTGCCCTTAGTGTTCATTTACTAACTTTAGGTTCTCAATATATTTCTTTATATTCTTCTATGAATTTATCAAACTTTCATTGGTTATATCTTACTCATCAATGAGATTGTTTTAGTATTGCTTTATGAAATGGGTGTCATTTTCTTAGGTTCTTAATAAATGAATCATATCAACATTTTTCTCATTGATGGTTATTCCATATTTCTTTAAGCATTCCATATTGCATAGGTTTTGTTTATAAGTAAATTATCTTAATAGTGTAGCTAGATATTCTCGTACTGGTTGTTTACCTGTTAGGTCAGTATAATTCTTTTCTACTACCTTGATGTCTTTGTTAAATACTCTTTTCATTTCTGATTCAGTATAACACATATTAGTTACACTATTACATCCTACCTTTTGGATTCTTAGTCATTGTGTTGTATAGTCTACCATTAGTACTGGTCATAGACTTGTGTTAATAGATCGTTCGTTTGCACTAGCTAATCATAGAGATAGTATTGCAATAATTGTTAGGATTGTTTTTTTCATGGTTATTTATAATAAGGTTAAAGGTTATTATCTAATAATTCTTCAAGGTAATTCTTTTCAACTCATAGATAGTAATGGTTCTGATATTGAGTCATCGTATTCTTGTAGTTTGTTTAGTGCTTCTTTAGTTGAAGCTAAATCTTCTTGTGTTAGACTGGAGAGGATTGTATCTACTATAAATGGGTATGAAATCCGAACGGGGAAACAGCTATCAGAAGCCAAAAAGACTGAACTCGGTGACATCAATGTCCCTGAGTTAGATCCTCGCACCCCATCGCTATGAGTCTTTAGCTTCCGTGCGTTTCTTAATATAGGTATGCTCCATCTTCTGGTTCTTTGTTAAAGTCTAAAGTTAGTTGTAGTCTCTTTCCTATCTCGTTGCTTAGTTCTTCTATTTTATTACTTAGGATATATCTCTCTGTATCATCCAATATAGCATTATCTACTGCTCGTATCATTCCTTTCTTTACTGATTGGAGTTTATCTATTGGTAGTTTGCTGAGGTTTTTCATCTATATCTGTTCAAATAAAGATTTTTCTCTTTCCCTTATTGATTCTAATCTAGCTTTGATTATAGGGATATATTCTTCAGTCATCTCACAACCTATGTATTGTCTTTTGAGTTTCTTACACGCTACTAGTGTGCTACCACTTCAAGCAAATGGGTCTAATACTATAGCTCATTGTTTTGTTACTAGCTTAATAAGGTATTCCATTAGGGCAATTGGTTTGACAGTCGGGTGATTATTCTTAGCTACTGATTCATTTCTTTGGTAGGCATTCTCTATAGGTGTTTCTCTACCATCATAGCTATATTGTTTCTCCTCTAATTCCTCACATCACATATTTCTTTCACTCTTGCTAGATTTCGCACAGTAGAAAAATCTTGATGCACTCCCACTATCATTATGTAAAGTTCCTGTTTTTTGTCCTAATCCACCACCAAATATGTTGTCATCATTTGAATAATCTTTTCCACTTAGATTTACCCTACCATTTTTAGCTGCACCACTTACTTTACTTTCAGGAAACAACTCTACTACTTCATCACTTCAATCGTGGATAAGGTTTGCTGGAAAGCGTCACAAATGGCTTTGTTCTGTTGTTATTTGATTATATTTACCATAAACATTGTTATCTGCTTTATTATGTCTTGTATCAGATCAAACCCAATTCCCCTCAACCCTACATCAATCTATATTTATTCCACCTGTTCACCATTTCAGAACATTCTCTGCTACTGTTTTCTCTCATAATGGTTTCCTTGCTACTGTTATTGGTTCAAGTGCTGGTTTTAGTGCTGTTCATCGTCATTCTCGTTCAGAATTTCATTTAGTATCTATTCTTTTTGTGTAATTCTCATCGTCATTACCAACTCAAAAGTTTCTATTATTTCAACTTGGTCAAGCATATTTTTTTAATCCCAATATTTCCCTCTTATTACCTTGTAATTTATCAATAGCCTTACCTATATTCAAACTCTTTGGGAATCAACTACCATATACCCAAGCTATCATATCTCTTATCTCAAATCAAGCATCCTCTATTCTTACTGCCATTCTATGTTGTGTTCTAGTACCTGCAAAAGCTAGTAAGTATCATCAAGGCTTTAATACCCTTAATGCTTCTTCTCGTATCTCTTGACTTGGCACATCGTAATCTCGTTTCTTACCCATAAATGATAGTCAGTATGGAGGATCGGTTACAATAGCGTCAACTGAATTGTCTGACATCTGTTTCATAGTTTCAAGACAATCTCATTGATATATTTTGTTTAATTCTAACATCTATAAAACAAAGCAAATAAAAACAAACAACCCAATCCAATTCATATCCCAGCAACCCAAGATATTATAAGTAGTATAATAAATAGTGTTAATCGTTTCATATATTACTGATTATAAGCTAAATGGCTCACTAAACTCATCTTCATATAAATCTATTTTTATTCATCATATATACTGTTTTCACTGTTCTTGTCTTATATATACAGCATATCAATATTGTTCCATTCAATACTTATCTAATAATTTTTGTATATCTTTATAAATATTATCTACTTCTTCTGTGGTTGTTATTTTAAGATTATTCATCATTATCCCAGTTATAAACTAAAACCTCTCAAGTATCTTTGTTAATTTTTTTATCTATCTCTTGTACTAATGGTACATCGTATATATCTAATACTCAACTCATACCAATACCTTTATAGAAGTAACCCCATCGATATTTCTTACCTTTATATTCTCTCCCTACATCTAAGTTCTTTTTTCATATATCTATGATTTTTCAATGACTTGTATATAAGTAATATCTAGCAAGTGGTCATTTCTTTTGGATAAGGAATTCAAATTCTTGTTTTTTCTTAGTATCAATCGTTCGAGTTATCATCTCATAATCACTTAAAAGCTAAAAGGTGTTCTCTTGTCTGTCTACTCCAAGCTAGATTTGTACTAAATTGTAACTTAGATAATATATTTAGGAACTCATCATTATCTTTAGCTTCTAGTATCATATGATTAAATACCTTTAGCATTCTATCCATTGTTGCTGGATCTCAGCATTGTTCTAATAGTGTTAATTGTTTGTTTAGGTTCATTGTTTAGTATTAAGTGATAAATGAAAGAAGTTATTTTCTACCTCGTTTTTAGTAAGGTATGTTTCATTTTTGTCTAGTGTGCCGTCATATTTTACTACTCTTGCTCTTAATACTTTTCTTTTTACTCATCATAATTCCATACTATCAGTTCTTGTTATATAATACCTTTCTCTTTTTCACTCTGAATAATATATTTCTCAAACTTTCATTTGCTCAATAGTAAGTCGTTTATTTTCCATATCTAAATAGTAAATAATAAAGGATTTTCTAGTGTGTATCTTTTATTAGTATATCATTCTCATATTACTCGTGGATTGAAATGTACTAATCATTTATCTAATCATATTACTTTTAATCTCAATCAATTCATTGTTTTATATTCTTTATTAACCTCTACTTTGCTGAAAGACACTAGTTCCCATTGTGACTTATTCTCTGTATTTGATGTTTTTACTTCGTTAGTGGCACATTGTGTCATCTGTATATAATTAGTTGTAAAATATTGTTATGTAATTAGTATAGTGATATGATTTTATTTGTCAAATTATTGGTGTTGACTTATCTATTTCTTACATATAATATGTTTTTATAATCAACACCCATTTTAGCATTATATACTCCACACTTGTCAGCACATATCATTCATAATACCAATATTCATTTCTTTTGTCCCACCACTCAAGTAATAGAACATTCTTTCATATAATCACTCTTTTGGATCAAGTAAGATATAACTTGTTTATCTTTCTTTGTATAGTCTACATTCTCATATGTAGGATGTAATACAAATTGTAATAGTAGTGCGAATAATGTTTCCATTTGATAAGATAAGTTGTAAAAGTTGTGTATCTCTATATTAGTGAAAAAAAGTTATTTGTCAAAAAAATGATGATTATTTTTACTTTCGGCTTATTATAGCTAAAATAATGCTAGTAAAAAAAGTCTAAAAATCACTTGCATTTGAAGTTTATTTCAGTATATTCACTTCAACACCGCACCTATTTAGGTAGGTGTCAAATAACCATCTTGATTGTATTGGTACGAGGTCAGAGCCGTAGTAATACTGTAAACATCTTGTACCGCTCTGACACAATCAGGGTGGTTTTTTGTTTATATTATAATTGTTATAGAATGGCAAAACGTAGAATGTTTTCTTTAGATGTAGTTGATACAGACCATTTCCTTGATATGCCAACATCAACACAAAATCTATACTTTCATTTATGTATGAGAGCAGATGATGACTGATTTATTAGTTCTCCTAGAAGAATTATGTTGTTAGCAAATGCTACCCAAAATGATTTAGACTTACTTAGAATGAAATCTTACATAATACCATTTGAAAAATGAATATGTGTGATAAGACACCGAAAAGTCAATAACTATTTAAGGGGGGATAGGTATACAAAAACACAGTATCAGGAGGAGTTTTCTCAACTTAGTCTAGAAAATGACGTTTATAGCTCAAACACTAGTTCTCACCTAGTTGGTATACCAGTGGTAGACACAGGTAAGGATAGGTCAGGTAAGGATAGTATAGATAAGGATAGTATAGGTCATATATTATCTAACGATAATACAACTATCGTTGATGAAGAAAAAAGAACAAATAAAAAGAAAAGTGTTGAATTTGTAAATAAAGAACAATATATAGAAAAAATATGAATTGTTATAGATAGATATGAAAATGAATGATATGATAGAAAAGATTTATTATGGTCTTCTGAAATGTGTTGGGAACATAATCAAACAAAATGATGAATAAAAGTTCCAACTACAGCATTCGATAACCGAATAAAAAAACAGATAGAACGATGAAAACTATCTAAACCTAAAAAGAAAATGGAATATGCAACTTTAGATGATTAACATATAAATATGTTTGATACTCAACCACCACAAAACCTAGAAATAGAAAAAGCATTATTATGTTCTATGTATCTTGATCAAGATATACTATCACTTACTAATTGTAAAAGTGAATGGTTTTTCTTTCAGGACAATAAAAAAATATTTGAAACTATGCTGTTTTTACAAAAAGAATGAAAAGTCATAGATGCTATAACAATACATAATAATTCTAAAGTATCACAGGATTATGTATATGAAATTAGTATTGAACTAATGACAAGTGCTTGACGAAAAGAGTATGAAGAAATACTGTTAGAACTATACACAAAAAGAAACCTATTGAAGATAGCTAACGAGATAGTATCAAACATAGATAATAACTCTAGTGATGATATGTTTATAAAAATGAAGAACCTATTAAACTCTATAAATGATAGAGATACTGGTATATGATGATATGAATTACTTATTGATACATTGTCAGATATAACAACAACCCAAACTAATATATGTAATTATGATTACCCATTACTAGATAAGTATTTATGAGGGTATAAAGAATGACAACTTATAGTAATAGGTGGTAGACCTTGATTTGGGAAAACAGCATTGATTATTGAATTTATGCAAAGAATATTACAACAAGATAAAAGAGCAACTGTATATTCTCTTGAAATGAGTAATACAGAACTTATTAAAAGATTGTTAAGTAACTGGACTGACCTACCTACACAATTACTAACTAATGAAAGTAACCAACAAATAATAGCAGAGAAAGCTACACCTAAAGCAGATATAATGAAAAACGCTATGTTTTATGATAAGATATTTGATTTTAATTCACTTGAGCGTTCTATTCGTAGAGGTGCAATAGTAAAATGACACAATGTAGTATTTATTGATCATTTATGACTTATTAGAAGCAATATAAAAACTAATAATCGTAATCAAGAGATTGGGTATATGACATCATCACTAAAAACACTAGCTAAAGAGCTATGAATAGCTATTGTATTGTTATCACAACTAAACAGGAATGTTGAAAAAAGAAATGATGAGCCAGAACTTAGCGACCTTAGAGATAGTTGAAGTATAGAGCAGGATGCAGATGTTGTTATTATGCTACATAGGGAAAAGGATATGGACTGACATTATGACAATAATAAGTTTGATTTACTACTTCGTAAGAACAGGAACTGAAACCTTGCAAGAATAGCAATGTGAAGTGACCTATCTAAAATGAAAATAACTGAATTACCTCTTAAACCTAAAAGATGATAATTAAAACAACCTGTGACTTTTGTAAAAAACCAATAGATGTATCATACTTTAGACGTGATAGTCTATTAAGAATAAATAAGATACCTATACCTTGTTGTAGGGGGTGTTTAGAAGTACCAAAGAAAATGCTTAGACAACAAAAAATCCTATTAGAGATACAAGAACCAGTTTTAGTTTATAAATAATATATATATGACATATATCACAAAAGACAGTTGAGAAAGGCAATCATTTGAAACAGGTATGGTAAGAGATACTCAAGATAATAAACCTAGAATAGATTTAATAAGTCCGTTTTTTCTTGAAAGGTTATGAATGTTATTGGCTAGATGAGCTAGTAAGTATGACGAAAGAAATCGAGAAAAAGGTTGTGATTATCAAAGACTTACATCTAGTATGATGAGACACACTACCCAATGGATGCAATGAGATATGTCTGAAGATCATTTAGCGGCTGTGTGTTTTAATGCTATGGCAATAATACATTTTCAGGAATTATGAAGAGATGAATTAAACAATATGCCTAAATATAAAAATGTCAACTCAAAATAACAATTTCCACTTGCAATTATAAAAAATATGATTAGTATATCATCATAACAAAGGTACGAAAGTCATTTGTTAGCCACTATACACAACTAACCCACCAGGGCGAACGGTATAGATTATCACTAAACAATACTATGAATATCACAACTCTAAAAAAAAAGATAGATGAGAACTGATATTCAAATCTATTAAAGAAAGAACAAAAGTATGTATGGGATTGGTATAGAGATAGGGCTGACTATTTAGCTCAATTATACCCCAAAGTATTGGCTTTCCATAGTAAGAAAAATGTCAAATGTCTATCTTGTGAAACAATAATGACAGATATTAAGCAAGCTAACGGAAGTCATTGGATTGACAAATGAAAACAAAGCTCTTGAAATTATTGGTGTAGACGAGAAGAATGGAATATATATTGTTGTTGTATTAACTGTAATGCTTTCAACAAAGAGTTACACCATAACAATCTAACAGTACACGTAATATCTTTGTATTGATTAGAATGGGCAAAAGAAAAATTAAGAATGATAAACGATTTACACAAAAAACCTACTTATGAAGAAATCAAAGAAGTAGTAGAGAAATATGAGAAACTTTTAGAATGATATTTATAAGAATGAAAGCTATATTAACAAATACATTACAACCTCGACAAATAAAAAGAATAGCAAAAATAATAATGATTAGTAATTTACCTACAATAAATAGACAAGATGAGTTATGTAAGGAAAGATTTGATAAAGAAATGGGAAGAATTTAACGGAGAAAAATGTAAACTAGATACATACTTAGCAAGGAGTATAAACAAACATATGATATTTGAAGAAGCGATCAAACCAACAAGTAAATTAACTGAACAAATAAGAGCTATTAACCCAACAATAAGTTTAAGTACAGTAAAGAATAGATTATTTAGATGATGGAGTTTAGAGAAAGCGTGTACTGAACCCATCTTACCACCTAGTTGAAAATGAATAAGAAAATATAAAGAGTACGACAAAAAGAAATCTAAAGTAGAGTATAAGGTATATGTAAGAAGAAGAATAGATTGACGAGACCACGAAAGAGCATTATCTCAACCAAAAAAGGTATTAGGAAACTAATATATACCCCTCGAAAAGCCGAGTTCACAGGAACGCTTGAGGTTGTTGCTATGGGAACATTCAACTAGAGGGGATTAACTTTACTATTAACAAGTAAGTATGGCAATAAGAAAATGATCTAAAGTTTATAAAAAGAATACAAAGGCGCAACAAAAGAAAGTAGATAAAGCAATTGAAGCTATGACAAATAAAAAACCAGTAAAGAAAACTAAAAGAGTAAGAAATATGACAGCAACAGAGGCTTATATAGATAATATATGAGCAGAAGCATTTTGAAGAGCATTTGAAAGTATCAAACATACAGCCCCAGCATACGAACCAGATATAGAATTCCTAGATAATCTAATCATAGCAAGGCTGGCAGTAGTAGAAGCAGAGAAAGAAAAGGAAGCTGAAAGAATTAAAAAATTACCATATTATAATTGGTGGACTATGAATACTGAAGAGCCACAAAGAAGTAAAGATATTAGCGACTTACAAATTAATTCTGAATGGTATTCAATGTGATATATAAATGGTAAATATGTAAATGTTCATAAAAAAGAATTAAAAGAACAAAAGACAAGACGAAAAAGTTACCTTATCCGATCAATACTTCTAAGTCTATTAGTAGGATATACAGCAAGCTTTATAATTAATTAAATACATATGTCAGACGAACTCAAAGAACCAGAAATTCAAGAATATCAAGAAGTAGTAGAAACACCAGTAGAAAGTAACGCTACAGAATCATCAGATGACCTTACAGTAAATATCACAGAACCAATCACACAAGAAGAAATTGAAGCTACAATGTGAGATGTATCAGAAGCACCAACTGAATAATAAAATTGGCAGTAAATTATGATATAGGTACTTCTTTTACTGGTGCATACTACTTTCTAGAGAGTGATAAAGTATGTAATGTGTTTCGAACAGCCAGTAATTACAAAAGTCAGAATAATGATATAAAATGCAGTTAAGCCCAATGGCTTGACTAGAGATAATAGGTTGTCAATATACTACAGTCGCTAGAACGTATAGCTTCAACTGGTTTATGTATAAGCCTACAGTGAGGGGGAATGACAATAAAGCCCTCTATCTCTAATCAATCTATTGGTAGTCCTCGAAAGGGGTATTTATATTACAGTATAACTATGGAAGTAGAAGTATTTTGAAAGATATTGAAGTTTTGTGAAGATAAATGATACCACTTTACATTATCTTTTGGTGAGTGAAGTCACGAATTTGAATTAGAAGTATACTGATACTGAAAGCCACCATTTGAATATTACAACAAGAAATGATGATTATCAAGTTATGTACCAGAAGCATTAGAAGAAAAGTTTAATGAATATATAAAACTTTGTAAATGAAACTAAATCCCCAAGAGTGTGATAAACTACTCGATGACATCAATCAAACAAAAGAACTACTGCAAGATAACATAGATAGAGAGTTAATAACCTATCAAACAGTAAGTCACATAAAAGCAATGATAGCTAGAGTATTTGAGGATATGAAAACAAAAGAGTATAAGGTACTGAAGAAAGAGATACAAGAGATTTATCAAATATTAGTAATGTAATGATAGAAACAAATAACATATATTTATGAGATTGTCTTGAAACAATGAAAAATATGTCAGATAATTCAGTTGACGCTATTGTAACCGATCCTCCATACTGACTATCATTTATGGGTAAGAAACGAGATTACGATGTGCCAAGTCAAGAGATACGAGAAGAAGCATTAAGGGTATTAAAGCCTTGATGATACTTACTAGCTTTTGCGGGTACTAGAACACAACACAGAATGGCAGTAAGAATAGAGGATGCTTGATTTGAGATAAGAGATATGATAGCTTGGGTATATGGTAGTTGATTCCCAAAGAGTTTGAATATAGGTAAGGCTATTGATAAATTACAAGGTAATAAGAGGGAAATATTGGGATTAAAAAAATATGCTTGACCAAGTTGAAATAATAGAAACTTTTGAGTTGGTAATGACGATGAGAATTACACAAAAAGAATAGATACTAAATGAAATTCTGAACGAGAATGACGATGAACAGCACTAAAACCAGCACTTGAACCAATAACAGTAGCAAGGAAACCATTATGAGAGAAAACAGTAGCAGAGAATGTTCTGAAATGGTGAACAGGTGGAATAAATATAGATTGATGTAGGGTTGAGGGGAATTGGGTTTGATCTGATACAAGACATAATAAAGCAGATAACAATGTTTATGGTAAATATAATCAAATAACAACAGAACAAAGCCATTTGTGACGCTTTCCAGCAAACCTTATCCACGATTGAAGTGATGAAGTAGTAGAGTTGTTTCCTGAAAGTAAAGTAAGTGGTGCAGCTAAAAATGGTAGGGTAAATCTAAGTGGAAAAGATTATTCAAATGATGACAACATATTTGGTGGTGGATTAGGACAAAAAACAGGAACTTTACATAATGATAGTGGGAGTGCATCAAGATTTTTCTACTGTGCGAAATCTAGCAAGAGTGAAAGAAATATGTGATGTGAGGAATTAGAGGAGAAACAATATAGCTATGATGGTAGAGAAACACCTATAGAGAATGCCTACCAAAGAAATGAATCAGTAGCTAAGAATAATCACCCGACTGTCAAACCAATTGCCCTAATGGAATACCTTATTAAGCTAGTAACAAAACAATGAGCTATAGTATTAGACCCATTTGCTTGAAGTGGTAGCACACTAGTAGCGTGTAAGAAACTCAAAAGACAATACATAGGTTGTGAGATGACTGAAGAATATATCCCTATAATCAAAGCTAGATTAGAATCAATAAGGGAAAGAGAAAAATCTTTATTTGAACAGATATAGATGAAAAACCTCAGCAAACTACCAATAGATAAACTCCAATCAGTAAAGAAAGGAATGATACGAGCAGTAGATAATGCTATATTGGATGATACAGAGAGATATATCCTAAGTAATAAAATAGAAGAACTAAGCAACGAGATAGGAAAGAGACTACAACTAACTTTAGACTTTAACAAAGAACCAGAAGATGGAGCATACCTATATTAAGAAACGCACGGAAGCTAAAGACTCATAGCGATGGGGTGCGAGGATCTAACTCAGGGACATTGATGTCACCGAGTTCAGTCTTTTTGGCTTCTGATAGCTGTTTCCCCGTTCGGATTTCATACCCATTTATAGTAGATACAATCCTCTCCAGTCTAACACAAGAAGATTTAGCTTCAACTAAAGAAGCACTAAACAAACTACAAGAATACGATGACTCAATATCAGAACCATTACTATCTATGAGTTGAAAAGAATTACCTTGAAGAATTATTAGATAATAACCTTTAACCTTATTATAAATAACCATGAAAAAAACAATCCTAACAATTATTGCAATACTATCTCTATGATTAGCTAGTGCAAACGAACGATCTATTAACACAAGTCTATGACCAGTACTAATGGTAGACTATACAACACAATGACTAAGAATCCAAAAGGTAGGATGTAATAGTGTAACTAATATGTGTTATACTGAATCAGAAATGAAAAGAGTATTTAACAAAGACATCAAGGTAGTAGAAAAGAATTATACTGACCTAACAGGTAAACAACCAGTACGAGAATATCTAGCTACACTATTAAGATAATTTACTTATAAACAAAACCTATGCAATATGGAATGCTTAAAGAAATATGGAATAACCATCAATGAGAAAAATGTTGATATGATTCATTTATTAAGAACCTAAGAAAATGACACCCATTTCATAAAGCAATACTAAAACAATCTCATTGATGAGTAAGATATAACCAATGAAAGTTTGATAAATTCATAGAAGAATATAAAGAAATATATTGAGAACCTAAAGTTAGTAAATGAACACTAAGGGCAAGGATCAATATACTCTATATGGATATACAAGAAGCATTCACAAAACCATCAATGAGAGTAAATAGTGGCTATAACAAATAACTAATGGCTAAAACAAGAGTAGATGCAAAGAAGAACCAATGAAAGATAGCTAAAGTTATATTAGAAAAACCTTTAGCTACTTATATGGAAATAGCAAAAGAAACGTGACTAGGTAAAAGTACTGTGTGAGAACACGTAAGACAGTTTCCTAAGTCGGAAAAAGACGCACGTATAGTGGCAATTACTGAAACAGACCTAGAGAATGTAATACTATGACAAAATGAACTTCAAAGAAGATTACAAGAAGAAGCTGGTAAATTAAAGACACAAGAGATAGTACAGATTATGTCTGAAGGTACAGCAAGATATACTAAGTTCAGATGAGATGTTACTAATCCTGACTGATGAGAGAGAAGACACTTAGATGAAAAGCAACTAAAGGCGATAGATAGTATTTTATCTTATCTTTCAGGTAATGAATAAACAGATCTATGAGCGATTAGAAGATAAGGAAGTAAGATTAAGTGTATTTGAGAAAGACTTCTCATTATTTCATGCTTATCACTTTTGACGACCATATAAACCATTCCATATAGATTGGATGAATAGTTTAGCATCTGATAAAAATACATTCATAGAATGATTTAGAGCTAGTAGAAAGACAACACTAGTAAAACAGTTCCTTATATGGTGCATATGCTATAAGAAGTACAACTATATAGTCTGGATGTCGTACGAAGATACTGATAGTGTGAATAATGTCACAGATATTGCCAAAATGCTATTCAAAAAGAGTATAGTTGATGATTACTGAAGCTTATTCCCTACTAATAGCAAACAAGAGGATTTTGCCAAGAAGACACAAGGGAACTTCAACACTTCTAACAAGATTAAGATACAAAGTAAATCAATATCACAAAGTACAAGATGATTAAATACATACGATCAGGAATGAGAACAAACAGAAAGACCAGATTTGTTAGTTATGGATGATATAGATGTGCTTAAATCGGTTATGAATGGTAAGATTATTGAGCAGAATGAAAGAAAAATACTCTGAGAGGTGTTTGGTGCGTTAGACCCACTTCATAACAAAAGAATAATACTTTGAAACACTATATTAGAGGATTGAACAATACCTAGATTAAGAAGACTATACAAGGACAGCAATGATTGGGATGTATTCTGGCAACCACTTATAGATGATAGATGATATAACTATCGACCAGAGGAGTTTACTGAAGAAGTTATAGCTAAACTAAAAGAAGATGGGAAGATAGCATTCTGACAAAACTACTTACTTAAACCAGCTACTAGTTGAAGTGGTATATTTATTAGAGATTATTTCGATTACTTCCTATTATCACACTTTGAACAAGTAGATAGTATATTAAAGAAGAATGATTTAAGATGTGCTATATTTATTGATCCAGCATTCTCTACAAATAAAGATAGTGATGATGCAGTAGTTATAGGTTGATCTGAACACAAGATAAGTAAATGATATTATGTGATAGATTGATACTCAGCAATAGCAGCAAGTAGTAAGACAATCAATGCTGTCATAGTTATGTATAATAATATGGTTGCTAACTGATTTATAGTTGACTTTATATCAGTTGAAGAAGCAGACATTAACAAAGACCAAACAGAGTTTATTAGACTACTCAAGGCAGAGCTATTAAAGTTCCAAATCAATGTGCCAGTATATCTATATTCATCTAAGAAAAAGAAAGAGCAAAGAATACAAGACAACCTAGAGCCAGTTATGAGTCAGAAGGGTATCAAGTTCAATAGAAACATATCACAACCAGACTTTATAAGTAGAATGGAATCACAACTATTACAATTCCCTAATGGTGACCATGATGACCACCCAGACTGTTTAAGTCAAATGATTGAGGTATTTAGAAAGCGTTGAGCTGTAGAGATTAAGAAACCAGAACAACCGACACAATATAGTAGTATAACATGATTACCAATACAAAAACAATATACATGAAGACCAAGACCACAAGGATATAGAGTAATAGGGAATACATAATTTATCTATAAAATATACTATGAATATCAAAACAGTAAAATGATTAGTTAAATATGTTTACAAGAATATGAGAGCTAAAGGACGAGAGCCTTCTAGTAATAAAATCATATGAAAGTATCTATTATTTAATGGTGTTAGACGGAATAAAGAAATACTAGAACATATGGTAGCTGATGAGAATAATATATCAGACCCATTAGATACTATGGAACTAACAAGATTCTACATAGATATTACTAAACATATACCTTGATACAAATACAAGACAGACAAAGCTACTAAAGAACACGTTGCTTTCCTATTAGACAATAAGTTTGACCCAAACTATAAGAGAAAGTTAATGGAAGAAGAAAAGAAAGGGTTTATGGAACAATAGAAAAATACTTGACTATATAAATATCACTGCTACTATAACACATAAAATGTGGCGTTTATCATATATAGTATGCAAAACACTAAAAAGTTGAAACAAGTATTCAATCAATACGAGTGACTTTCTTGACCACTACAAACAGTATTGAGTAGATATGATAAAATGGACTCTGAGAGAAGTAATTTTGAAGCAGATTGGGATGTATGTGATATACAATTCAATGCTAACACTTTTGAAGACCCTATTACATGAGAACTTATTGTTAATATCAATATAGAACAACAACTACAAGATGTAGAGCTAGGGAGAACTAGTGCTGACTTAGTATTTGATGTTAAACCAGCTTGATATAGAGTTAATACACAAAACCTAGAGGCAAGCAAATATATACTCCAATGATTTATTGATAAGGAGAATTTTTATGATGAATATAGAACATTCAAAGCAGATAAATCTAAGTATGGTACAGGTATTTGGTTTACAGGGCTAAGATTTGGTGTAGAATATGTACAAGAATATGCTAAAGATGATATAGAAGCACAAATAGGGAACTGATTCTTTAATGATAAGTTCAATGAAGTAAGAAAAGAAATACGAGAATTCTCTCCACAGAATGTACCTATTAGATCATTCCTCGTAGATGATAGAGTTATGTGGCAAAACAATTTCAAGAAAGCTGAAGATTGTATTCTTATTGAAACATTAAGTCCATCACAAGCACAAGCTAAGTATTGAGATGTTAAACAAGTAAACAAAGACGCATTAAAATCAGCTCCTATGTGAGAAGATAGTCCAGCTTACTGAATACCTTCACCAAAAGGAATGATGGTATTATATCACTACTACAACAAAACAACTAAAGACTATATTATAGTTATAAATAGAAAAGAAGTATTATATGAAGGTAAGATTGTATACGAGAATGGAGAACTCCCATTTGATATGTGTCAACACTATCCTAATTCATGATGTTTATATGGTATTGGTATTTGTCAAAGAGTTAGATTGTGGAAAGCATACAAGAATAATATAGCTCAATCAGCATTAAGAAGTTCAAGACTATCTAGTGGTAAGATGATAGCACTAGGGAATTGATGAGAAGCAGTAGACTGAAACTTTTTTGTACCATCTGGTTGAATAGGTATCGCTAGACTAACTAATAGTGTTGCTGATATGAGAGATATTGATACTAGAACAGACATATCAGGGCAAATAAGTATGATGACTATAATGGATCAGGAGATTAGAGATGCTACAGGTATAGATGTAAAAGCACCATTTGAAAATGATGATGCTACACTATGACAAACAGAAATTAGAGAACAAAACAAGGCTATTAGATATAAAGCAGTAGATGAACTTATGCAACAGTCATTAGATAGAGTATTGACTGCAATGCTAAACAATATAGCACAGTTTGCACCAGTATTACTTCAAACTACTACTAAAGTTAAAAGTCCTGAATGACAAGAAGTAAGTAAGACATCATCTTATCCAACTATTCAAGTAAGAGATGTGACTATAATCAAGAAGAATGGGACAACTATTATAAAAAGAGATATGTGAAGTTATTGATACTTAGAACTCAGACCAGAAGTAATGGCTTGAGGTATGCAAGTAAACATAACAACACCAGCGACAAATAATAGTGTTATGCAGACTATCGAAAAGAACAAGATACCAGAAATGGCACAAAATATGCAACTATTAGCTAATATCTATTGACCAGAAGCAGTAACACAAGCATTCCCATTAGACCAAGTAGTTGATAAGATTAGACAAGCATACTGATATGATGATACAAGACTTACAGCTGATACAAAGAAGGATGTTATTAAGAAAGAAAACCTAGCAGAAATAGAAGAAATACAATCAATGATAACTGACCAACAGGCTTTACTTGGTACTCAAGAAAATGTTAACCAAACAACAACTCCAACAGCAGAATGACCAACTCCAGCTCCAACTGGAATGAGTGAATGAAAAGCTCCTCAAATATGATGAGCTGAACTCCCTCTATAAATGAGCTATGTGATGATTAGTAGTTATTGATAAAAATGATAATCTACTATCAGACATAAAACAAATGCCAAATATATATAAAAAAGACCTTGCAGAATGGCTTGATACAGTAGGGAAAGATATGATAAACACAGCTTTAGATACTACAGGGGACTTAGTGTCATTTGCATTCACTAATGGTATGAGATTTATGTGTAATCAGATGATAACTAGAGTAAGTTGAATACAAGCAGATGAACAAACCTGATACTCACTATTGACAAGAAAAGTAATTAAGAAGTGAAAAGTAGTTAAATAATAACTAATAGCAGAAAAATACTTGACTATATAAATTATTGGCTTAGTTTTAACAAAAGAATAGCGAACACAAATTAACATTTAACCAAATGTGGC